TTGCTGAGCGGCTTCATGATGATATTACCGCTGAACACCTCTTCCAGCATCTTCTCCACGGCACCTAAGATGGTGTCCTGAAGGTTCGTCACAATACCGCTGATGCCATTTTGCGCAATAGTGTCCAAGATACCAAGCATAGCACTGATGACTTCTCCCATCATGCCTGTGCTTCCGAGAGCTGTAGAGAGAGCCTTGCTGACGCTGCTGTCTTTTCCGAACAGAGTCTGGACACCCTTGGCAAGAGCGTTGCCGATAGCCTTTGTCGTCTCACCCCCGCCAAAAAGCTTATCAAGGCGCATCAAGGCATTACCTATGCCTTTTAGGGAACCACTCGTAAGGCCGCTTATCGCACCTTCCAAGCCCTCGAACATGCCCTTTGCTCTATCAGCGCTTGCTTTTAGATTTTCGGTGGCCTCGTTGGCTGCCTTGCCACATGCAGAAACTGCCACACTTGCAGCATTCTGCTCGGCTGTCAGGCGGTCTACCTCTGCCTGCCATCGCGCCATCTCCTCGGTGTTGCCTTCCGCCTGTGCCTGTTCTAATTTCTCCCGCGCATCTTTCAGGCTATCGGCCGTTTCCTCATACACATGACGTTCCTCCTCCTGTGCGGCTATCAGTTTCTCCATTGCCGCCTGATAGGTAACCATATCATCGCTGACTTTCTTGAATATCTCACCGTCCCAAGCGGCAGCACTCTGCTCAAGGCGATGTATAAGTTCAAAGACAATTGACTGGTCTTGAACGCTGCTGCTTTTGAAATCCTTACTTTCAGTTATCCTGCGCAGCTTACTCAGCAGCGGGTCTAATTCTGACTTGAACAAGGCACCGAACTCGCTGAAGGCACTGCCCCAGTCGATGCTCTGCTTGATAGCTTCTACTTCTATCTTTCCTTGTGCAGAATCGCGCTCGGCTATCAGTTTCTTGCGCTCTCCTTCAGTTGTAGCCTTCTTGATTTTTTCGGCATATTCTTCTGCGATGGCCAGTTTCTGCTGGTTAAACGTGCCATACTCCTTGATATAGTCGCGCATGGCCTGCCGGTCGGCACTGAATACGTCAGAGCGTTTTTTCAAGAAGTCCTGCCTTGCCGCTTCTTCCTGCGCTTTTTTGTTCTCTTCTTCTGCCTTTGTATAAGCAAAACGGCTGTCAGAAGGATTTGCATGAAAAACTTTCTTTTTATTGGCAGGGTTAGCTTCCCACGCCTTCTGTGCCGCTTCAATCTTGCCTTTCTTTAAGTCTTCGTATTTGCGCTTTATCTTTTCCTTTTCTTTATCAAAGTCAAGCTGTATCTGTTCGAGCGTTTTCTTGGAACCTTCCTGCATGGCATCTATCTGTGCCTGCTTTGTCTCCAATTCCATATCTCGTACCACACGCTTACGTTCTTCCTGCTGCTCTGCAAGTGTTTTGAGATACTGCGCCTGTTGACGCGCAAGATTATCCTTTTCTTGTCCTTGCTTTCCTCCTTTCTTTTGAGAGCTTTCTGCATAATTGCTTTTATGAGACGAGAGTTTAGCAGAGAGCACCCTTATCTGATTATTATAATTTTTCCAGGCGTTGGAGTTGTATACTTCCGACTCTCGTTTTTTCTTCAGCTCTTGTAAACGTTTTTCAAGATCTGCATCAGAGCCTGTGGTAAGTGTTTTAGGCAAAAGTTTATTGATGTCCACAAGTAAATGTTTCAATTCTTGCAAATGGGTATTATCGGTTGCAACCTTTACTTCCTTTGAATTGATATTATCAATTTCTGCCTGAACACTTTGCAGTTTCGCGACCAGCTGCTCATAATTCATTTGATCAATAGCCTCGTTGGTCGTATTCTTTGTATCAAGTGTTGCACTTGCAATGCCCTCCAACTGCGCTTTAGTTCGTTCAAGTTCGTTGTAGGATTCACTAAAACCTTGTGCAGAGGTATTCACATAATCATACAAATTATCATGAAAAGCCTCAATTTCCTTGTCTGTTACCCCTAATGATTGCAAAATACTTTCTATTGTACGAACCTCTTCTTCAACAGCCTTGATCCCATCTTCCTGAGACTTTGAAAAAGCAGCCGATATATCCTCAGCGTGGTTCATGATCTCTGTTGAAATCATATTCCAAGTTGCAGATGTAACCTGACGCAGCTTTTCACTTGAGACGTCAACGCTCTTGCTAATCTTAATTGCAACGCCTTCTGGCGTTGTTTCAATCGCTTCACGTATCTCCTTGTACGTTGCATCTTTTGCTTTTTCAAGAAGTCCGTCCATAGCATCTTTTTCAGCCTTCATGGCATCCTCATTAGCCTTGGCAGCAGCTTCGGCAAGCGTTCTCTCTGCAGCTTGCTGGCGAATAGCCTCCGTCAGCTGCTCGTATTTCTTTTTCTGTTCAGCCAACGTATCATTGAGTGATAGCTGCCGGGTATTGTATTCCTTTGCTATTGAATTAATACCATCAAGGGCTGTCTTGTAGCTTTTAGAGCCTTTCTCCACGTTCGAGAGAGTTGCGTAGAAAGTATCCAATTGCGATTGTTCCTGCATAACTTTCTCGCGGAATCTGGCAGTAGCGTCAGCTGCTTGTTCTGTCTCCGATGAGAACATAGACAGAAGTCCTATTATTGAGGTGATTGCCACGAGAGCCATACCAAAGGGATTAGACATAAAGGCTGCTTTCAAACTCTGCATAGCTGTCGTAGCCATACGGGTAGCTGCAGCCCAAAGACCGGTAGCACGTGTATTAGCATTCTTCTGTATAGTATCTACTTGCGTTTGGAAAGTAGACAAACGAGTGGCCGCCGTTTCTCTGGCTGTAGCTGCTGTTGCAACATTCGTACGTGACGTCTGCAAATTTCGTGCTGCAGAATTAGCCTCAGAGGCAGCAGTATTGAGTTCTGTTTCTGCAGCCTCAATAGCTTCTGCAGAACCTGACTGTAATATAGCCTCATACTGTTCTTGTGCTGCAGCAACCGCCTCGTTTGCCGCATTAGCTCGTAAAGCAGCAGCTGCTGCTTGACTTGTCGCATCGTTATAGTTCGCGTCTGTAGCAGCCAACTTTGCACGCAGTTCATTCTCTATAGCAGCGATCTCTGCATCAATAGCTGTCTTATTTTCCATCTTTGCAACACTATTCGCCTGTGTCGCAGAAGTGTCATTATTGATGGTATCAGCATTCAGAGTCTCTTTATACTTGCCAATGAGTTCTTGTAATTCATTTACACGGTCTGCTTCAATCACACTCTTCTGTTGAGCAATAACATTCTGCAATGCCTGTACGGCCATCAACGTACCCTTGTATTCTCCGTATGCAGCTACAACCGTAAACAGCGCCTTGCCCAACTTGTCGTAATTCTTAACAGCTACCGTTGCAAGATCGATACCCTTCATTAAGAAGCCCTCACTACTTTCGCCCATGGCATTCATTGCATCCTGCCAGGCGCCTTCGAGGTTACTGATATCACCTTTCATTCCCTTGCTCTGCCTTTCGAGCATACCATGAAACTTACCACCCTCACTTGTCGCGGAGGCAAAAGCGCCTGCAACCATCTCGACACTTATCTTACCATCTGACATTTCCTGCTTTAATGTGCTCATGCTTTTGCCGGTCTTTTCAGCTATGACAACAAGCGGGTTGAAGCCCGCATTAATCATCTGCAGAAGATCCTGCCCCATAAGCTTACCTGTAGAGTTCATCTGAGCAAAGGCAAGTACGAGGGAGTTGAATTTCTGCGAGTCCCCCATAGCAATATCGCCAATCTGATGAAGGATAGGCATTACTTTCTCAGCCTCGATATTGAAGCCTAACAACGTCTGCGCACCCTTAGCAAGGTCATTCATCATCATTGGAGTGTTGGTAGCAAACTCCTTGATGTCGCCGAAGAGTTGATCTCCTTTAGTCTTACCGGCCAAAGTTTCAAAGGAAATTTGAAGGCTTTCAACTTCTCCACGCACATCAATGATTTTCTTAACAAATTCTGTACTCTTATCAACAGCGAAGATTCCACCAATTGTATTGCGCAAACCACGTAGTCTGTTGTCAAGCACATCTGCTTCACCGCCCACGTCCTGTAGGCCTTGCTTAAGATTGCCTTTCATTAAAAACTCGATTTCTACTGCCTTCATTTACCTTTGAACTTTATGCTTGAAGATTACTTTGGAAAAAATCGGCGACATCGTCTGTGTCTCTTTCTTCTGGTTTCCTTGCTTCCGTCTTCCTGATATAGCGCGGGGCATCTGCCAGCATCAATATTAACGTCTGATAGTTTACCCCGTTAAGTATATATTCTCTACTCCAGCCCGTTGCATTAGCGATTTGCCAAATCAGGCCAAAGGGGCTATGACTTCCTTCATATTTGGTTGCTAACTCCCCTTCTTTCCTTGGCTCAGTCTCAGCTTCATCGGATTCGTCATCTCGGCTGATCTGATAATATTCATAAAACTTTCTGTACCCAGCAGCAAGACAAATTTCATCATTGCCACCTGCAGGTAGAGATTGTCTACCCAATGCCTCAGTATCCAGGACACAAGCCACATAGGCTTCCACCATTTGCCACACATCGTTAAAGCCACCATTTCCGAAATGGTCTTCCCATGTTTTGCAATAAAGCGCATCTGTGCATCTTTATCAAGTGCTTCTAACTCTGAATAAGAGACGCCCAGACTCAGGTAGAGACGAGCTATCTTAATTTGCGTGCTCAGCCGAGGCCGCCGCATCGTCATCCTTAACAATAGTCGTTTCTCCCGAAAGGGTATCCGGATAGGCTTCAAAGGCACCGAAACCCCCACATCAAGCAGAGCCTCCGATGCCTCCTGTTGGATTTTTCTTTCATCCATAACCTACTTCTTTTAGCCCGCACTGATATCAGTGATAGAGTAAGGCGCGCTGCCATCTGCAGGCTTCATTACCTTCAGTTGACAAGCAATCTTAGACACCTCGTTCAGCGTCAGCTTGCCATCAAGATTAGAGAGTAGTACCGCATTAGGAATCTTGATACGCTTACCGCTCGGCGTGTCGATAATACACTCGCCGCTAAGTTGCAATAAGCTTGTTGGAGCCTCCCAACCTGTGGCTGTTGCCTTACCACCGAGCATTGCGGCCATGTTTTCGTAGTTAAGTTGTATCATGTTGAATTTAGGCTCAACAGTACCATTCTTCTGCACCAACGTCAGGACGGGAGCGTCCGGAACCTGCTCTGCTTCAACTTCTACACTTTCAGGTGCTTTGCCGTTCCACTCAAAGCTATCTTTCTCAATGTAACCGACGGTTTTGCCCGCAAAAGTCATTTTGCTAAGGCCGTACAAAAAATCTTTATTTGCCATGAATTTTTCGTTTTATAAATGAAATGATTGTTTTGATTCTTGATAAGAGAAATCCCAGAGCAATACCAATTAATAGATACTTTAACGCTATTCGAATACAGCTAAAAGAAGACTGCTCTTTAATCTCTTGGCGCTGTAACTCGCTCTTGTACTGCTGACGGGCAAGGCGTTTTTTCAGAACGCTGACCGTCTGAGTAAGGTGCATACAAACGAGCTCAAGGCTATCGCAGCCTGCTTCAACAATAATCCGTGCAGGTTCTCGGTCTGTTGCCGGATGGCGACTCACTCTCACATGTGCCTGTCCCTGTCGTGCTGTGTAACCCGCTCCGGATGGAAGTAGCCGTAGACTATCAAGATTGAGCCTCAGGCTCACTGCCGACATTGGCACTTTCACTGGTTGAATCCGAGTTTCGCTGATGCTCACCACTTCGCTGTCTGCTTGCTCTATTTGACTTCGCTCGACGTGTTTTTCCTTCATCAGCGTCTTCGTCGAGCGACAACTCACTGCTGACAGGGCAAGCAGCCCGATGAGGACACAATTGTATAGCCTCGATAGCCCTCGACAAGCGGAGAAGCGCGCGCCGAGTTTTTCCATTCTCACTCTGTAATTCTTCAATTTTCTCATAATTTGCTTGATTTTGTTGTCTGACACTTACAAGTTCAGCACTCACCATATCGTACATTTGCTTATAAGTATCTTCTACTTTTTTCTTTTCCTCCACCGTTCGTAGCCGGCGATTGGTTGCCCAGGCAATGGCAGCACCGATGCTGCCAGACGGAATTGCCCATTGCAGAATCTGTAATATAGTATCTGCCATTGTCTTTTACATCATTGATGATTAAACTTGCCTGATGCCTATCTCACGTAGCCAAGCCGACACATCGAAGCTCGGGCAAGCCTTACCTGAATTCAGATCATGGTGACCAACAATGCGCACTTGAGGGAACCGACGATGGAAGTCCTGCACATAGTGTTTTAGAGCCTCGCGCTGTGCGGCCGTCCGCGTGTCCTTCGGCTGCATGGCCTTATCACAGCCACCCACGTACACGACGTGCCTGCTCACACCGTTATAGCCCGCAGCACCATTTGTCAACTCCCACGAATCTACCTGCGCATCCTCGTTGTTATCCACCAAACGCTCTATGCGGCCGTCAAGGTGCACCATATCCGTGTAACCCACCTGCTGCCAACCACGCCCCGCAGGTGGGGGCGAAGTATGCCACCGGCGGATTTCCGCCGAGCTTACCTCACGCCCCTCCGGGGTTGCCGTGCAGTGGATTACAAGGAATTTCACAGGATTGCTCATTAGCCTTGTGGCAGTTCAGGTTCTACATACTCTGCAAGGCCACGATTCACGACGTCCTCAGCGCGGGCTGCATCAAACTCCAGCACGTTGCCGACATCGTGGCGGATAGTGTTGTCAAACTTGTCGAGGAAATCTTCCGTTACCTTGATGGTTACCTTTCCCTCTTTTTCTTCTGTCTTATTAGTCTTTCCCATTTTTTATTGTATTAAATAGTTATGTAATATTTGTACTTTTTTTAGCCGCGCGGAAGGAACTTTGGCGTTTTGCGTTTGTCGAGCACGATAAATTCTTCACCAAATGCGATGTTTGTATCAGCCTTCATCAACATTTTGAAGAAATAGAGCTCACTCATGTTACTTACGCGGTCAATTTTGATGACATGCTCATCGTCTTGCAAGTTCACGGCTGCGAACAAGTTAGACGTCATGGCGTCCGGACTGCACAGCGTCACCACGATAAGGTCATCCGGCCAGGCTGCGAGTGTCTCTATCTGAATGTCCTTGTACCGCTTGATATTGCGCGTAGTCTCATCACGATTCTTATTCTCGCGTGAGGTCAGCTCTTCGTCGTACCTATCAAAGTCGTTTACGCTCATCAAGATTCGTAAATTCGGGTTCTCCCGAATGGCAACAGGAATGGCCTTGCGAATTGCAGCCAAACGTTCGAGCATCTTCGTTGCTTCTGTCTTGACCACAACGACATCCGTATCCTTGACAGCTTGTGTCAAGATACCATTAAACAAATGATCGTCATCGCTACCTGCCTCACCGTTCACATAGTGGAAACCGAGCTCGAATTGTACTTGCTTTGAAAGCGCGTCAAGCAGTTGATTCTGTACATTTGGAGGAAGCTCAGCAAAGACAAGATCACCCTTCGGTTGGAATGGGCGCCAAACGTTCTCAAACGTACGAGGATTGAAGACGGCAAACGCCATGAAGTCTACAGGATCAAGAGCCTTTTCTGAATAATCAAAGCCGCCCTTGGCATCACTTACTTGAGGATCTTCCTTACTCTTCTGAAGCATTTTGTTTGTTCGCAGACGTGGAATGGAGATCTTCTTTGACACGTTAGGTATCACGTGAATAAGGCCCTTACTAACAATCTCGTTGTTAGTTGTCGCTACAGTGAGGAGCTGTTCAAGCACCTCGCCATTGTAATTAGTGTTTTTAATGTTAATCGGCATTGTCGTTTATCTTGTTAATTGTTAATCTTTCAAGGTGTCTACAACTTTCCGTGAAATTTGTCTCGGATCTCACGTTGACGCTTTTCCCAAGGACTTTCTTCAGATGGCTGACCGCCCGGCAGCGTATCCTTGACCATTTTCTTAGTAGGCAGGGCAGCAAGTGCTTTCTCGCCGTCGGCAGGGTGATCTTTTAGCAAATTCTCATAAATAGGTCGTGTTTCAGCGTTAATACGCCCATCCTGCTCGGCAGCGTCAAGCAGCGACTTGCGATTGGCAGCGGCCTCTTCTTCTGCCGCCTGCTCAAATGTTTGCACCTGTGCTTTCAGAGATGTATTCTCCTGTTCAAGTGCAGACACCTTGCTTGCTTTTGCTTCCAACTGCCCGATCCGCGCAAGAA